TGATAGATACGACCTTCTTCGTTAGTAGTGGAGAGTAATTCTTCACTTGATAAGAAATGATGATTAAAAATCATTTATGGTAGAACCTGGATGTGCTTTCTTCATGGCTTTAAGCTTCTCACGAAATTCAGTAGAAGGCTTGGAAAGACCCATACCTGAATGAATGAGAGGCATGCCGATTGCAATTTCCCATTCAGGGTTTTGCTCTTCCCAGATCTCAATATGAGAAATAGGCATATCGACCGTATGTTCAATTACGCCTGATTGTTTATGTCTTATCGAGTAAATCGGCATCAGTATCTTCTTTCGTTTTTCTAATCTTCCCGACTAGAGCTATAATAACAATAAAGATAATAAATGACATTATCATTCCTCGTCATCACCCTCTAGTTCTTCATGCTTTTCTGTGATACTGCGAAGGCGCCTTGCTCTACGCTCTCGATAATCTTCGGCTTGCTGACGATTGTCGTCATAATCGTCACTATTCTTATCATACCATTTGGTATGTCTAGATTTACCCATGATTATTTTCCAGACTCAAAAACAATAGGAACTTCAATTATTATAAAATTTTGATCGCGATCTGGATCGTCATGAGAGAATGAATCTCGAATAAATTCGATATGCTTTAAAGCAGCTTCTTGTGTTCTATGAGTATCAATCACTTGATAATTAGAATTCAACAATTGATAGAGATAACTTTTATCCAACGTATTGTTCCTTAATAGACCAGAAGACCTGGATAGGCTTCATTGATCAGATCCTTTGTGATACCAACATACTTCTCTGGCAACTTCTTATTACGCACTGCCAGTACAAATTCTGCGTCTTTATTTCCAACTGTCTCAAGAAGATTCACAAACAATTCCTGCTTGCGATTCTGCTTAAGAGTTGGATGACCTCCCATATGAAATAGGTACATACGTCTTACTTCTGAGAAGAGCATTCCTTCACTATCGTCATATTGTGTTTTCTTGTAAGGAGGATCTGTTTCAGGTAGATCCCAGATAAGATTTGGATCAAATGCCATCTTGAGCATTTGTGCATACATCTTATCGAAATTCTTTCGTAGATATTCAATTTTAGCTTCTTTGGTTGGCTGTTCAGCAGCTTCGCTGGTGATTTCTGCCATAGATAATTTCATTTTAATCTCCTAAAATAATATCAATAAAAGCTTTTTCAACAGAAATCCTTTGTGGATTTCTACACTCTTCAAGAGCCGCTGATGCTTTTAATTCTGTCATACCACACAATCGACAAATGCCAATAAATGGCATACCTGGACCTTTTGGTGAGGTTCTTTCAATGTGGTGTTGCATTAAAAATCCTGTATTTGCTCCAAAAGATTGGAGAGTTTGTTTTTAACAAAATAGGTAAAAAGCCTTGATCGGCCCTTTCCTTCTTGCGCGTCATATTCTGTCATAATCTCTTCAACAAGGTCTTTTGGACACTGTTTTAAATCAATAAGTTTTCTATTTCGATTATAGTTCAGTTCATGCTCTTTGTCAAGTGATCCTAAACTAAGATCTTGTATGAGTTCTTTAAAGAGTGTGTTCCTTAGTGGCCGCTGCCGCTTATCAGGGTTAACAAAACAGTCGTCATCGGATACAACATTTGGGATTCCATCGCCGACATCACCCCGTAGAATGTGTTCACGAAGATAGGCGACAGGATTAGGCTCTGATACAAACTTCTTACGTGTTGGATCATACTGTTTCACTCTTTCAAATGTTTGAAGTTGGACAAAATCTTTATCTCCTGAAATAATAAGGACATCTCTTTTAGGCGCTTCTCGTATAACGATTTGAGCGATAACATCGTCTGCTTCTGCTCGTTCGTTAATAATAACCCGGTACGGGAAGTACTCCTTGAGTTCCTGCTTGATTTTCGCAAAGGTCTGAAATATTTCCGTCCAGTTGATAGACGAAGCATCCCTGGTTGTTTTCCTTGATGCTTTATAATACTTAAAAACATCTCGACGCCAGGAGTAACCATCTGTTGCAATAACCACTTCTTTGTATTTAGGAAATTTTGTCTTGTTATAACGAATGCTGTTAAGTACCATATGACGAAGGAGTCCTTCGTCAACTGCCATACCCTTCGGTGTAACAACACCTAGGTCATTTTTGTACTTGCCGGAAAGTTGCATAGCGAGATTAGCAATTAAAATTTGCTGTATGTCAAATAATAGAATACTCATTTAGCCTTCTAATTCTATGTAACCTTCGATATCTTCTTCAGGTTCAAGTTCAATGTTCAGTTTCGTTACAATTTTAAGTATATCGTCATCCATCTTCTCAAAAATTTCTTCTGATAGTTTTTGGAACGGGTGATTGATGTTATATGTTTGTAGCAGCGCTGATCGTATAGCTTCTACTATAAATGCACCTTCTTTGACGTTATTGGTGTTAGAGAGATCAAACCCACCCGAGGTAAGATATCTAAATAATATTGGTAGAACTTCCCCTACTGTTTCATCCACATGCATGATATGTAGGGCTTTGATGTTATCTTCGTTATCCTCAATAACATCTTCTACTTCTTGTCTATAAATTCGTTCCGGATACAATATTCTGTTTGTAGGAAATTGTATAAGATCACCCACTATATGTTCCCTTCAAGGTTCACGTATAGTGATATTTATGATTTATCAGGCCCTGTAAGTGAATTGCTCTTCGTCAAATTCTAGCGGGGTTTCGTTTGCAATAATCTGTTCAAGGAAATTCTTCCACTGAACCTTACGAATATCCCAGTTATAGAACACGTCTGCATAGGACTTCTGAGAAGCTAGGCGAGTACTGAGATTTCCATCATTCTTCTTGATTTCTTCACAAGTAGCGTCAAGCATCCCAAGGAACAACTTTGCATGATTTTCAGGATTTTCTTGCCATCGATACATTGATGTCCAGTTAGCAGCAGTTTCAGGAAGAGCTGCGAAATCTGGATGAACACATACCAATCCCGCACTCATGGCTTCCATGAGGCAAAGACAAGAAGTTTCTTGCCAAGTAGAAGGATATGCAAAAATGTCTGCCTTTGACAAAGCAACTCTTACTTCGTCATTAGGAACAGCGCTGTGATAAGTGATTTTTTCATGATTTTCACAGAAGTCAAATAGATCTTTAAATTCTGCGTCACGGCCTTCCCATCCATAAAGCTTGAATGAAGAATATACATCAAGATGCACTTCTGGATGTCGTTTGACTAGTTCATCATAAACTGTCAAAAGAATATTCAAGCCTCGGTGGGGGGTGGTGTGATAGATAAGACGAATGACATCATCTGCCATTGGCATTGGCGCAATATTATGAATAGCATTCTGCATTACTACGCAACGAGACCAATCGATCCCATAAGCTTCAATGAAGCGTTGAGCTTGCCAATGTGAAACAAACACAATCTTATGGAACTTCTTCCAAGCGTCATCCTGAAGTGCAGCAGTTACTTCAGGATCGCCAGGAAGGTCATTGATGATATAAATTCGATACTTATTTTCATCAAGATTTCTTACTCGAGAAGGAATAATTTGGAATTTTGCCAAAGTCTCTCGAGAAATATAACCATCATATATCCGACGCAACATAAGTTCTGTTCCGCCCTGAGCGTTTTTTGAGAGCTCATTATTCTCAATCATATCCCAATTATTAGTCATTTATCCTCTTGTTATCATATTATGAGAGACACTTTCAGGCGCAAAGAAATCTATAATGCAATTAGAAACTGCATCAGGATCAAAATCTTTACATGAAAAGACATTAAAATATGCATCACCATTAAGATCCACAAAATGAGCACATATATTGGATGTTTCTATCAATTGAACTAGAGAGTAACCTCCTTTAGAAGGATCATGATTAGCAAAGTGCTCAATGATTGGTGCACCATATGCTTTCATATCAATTCTTTTTACTAGTTCTTCTGTAAATCCTGCAATATTGCTTCTTGTAAATAAGCCAACATCACAGCTCTTTACATCTACGATTAGTTCCCACCCCCAGATTTTGTTTTCCATGTCATATAACACCCTATTAGTAATTAATGTTCATTGTGAGTTTTATTTATAAAGTTTCTTCTGTACCAACTTCTGATAAATCTTCAGGTGTTTTCACGTCAAGATTTGGTAGAAAATCCATTTTCTCTTGATCAGTGACATTGATAGAAGGGTGCCATGCACCTTTATATTCCTGCTCTGTCACTTCTAGAAGAGGATTATGAAGGGCATATTCAGGTTGGGTGTTCTCTTGTGAGAATTCTGGAACATAACCATCCTTAGCCAATTCCATAACCTTCTCAGCAGTTGGAGCTTCTTCAGCTACAACATAATAAGTTGTATCAAAACAGATTCGGGTGGTTAGTTTCCAGATTGGCATCAGATTGCATTCATTGCTTGTACTGAGATAACGCGATCAGAACGGAAAGAACGCCATCCTCGGGCATCGATATCCCACACTGCAATTGCTTGTGGAGCATTGTTCTCTTCGTTTAAGAGCATCTGCTCTACCACTTCAGTATGATTTTCTTGTGGAACATACTCTGGTGAAAGAGTAGCTCTCATTCGACGGGTTTCACCATTCAACTTGGTAAAAATAACCTCAACAACTTGACCCTTAAGGTCATGCTTGAGGGCAACAGGATCAATTAACATATGTGCCTCCGTGTGTGTTTCTATGGATTGTTTCTAATTCAATACCTATCGCGATGGCCTCTTTATAATTTGTTGACCAACGAACAAAAAGGTCTTGTT